CGCAATATGTTCCTAAGTGGAAGGTGCGTTTTGACAACAAACGCTTTAATGATAGCCTAAAGTATATACAAAAAGTATATCGTGACAGCTTAAAGGCTGAAATTAAAATGCACGATGACAGCCTAGAGGCTGCTATAAAAATCAATAAACAAGACAATAAGACTGTTATCAAGACAAGGAAGAAGGGCTTTAATCTCTTCCTAATTGGATTTATTACAGGTATATTCTCTGTAATTATAATCAGATATGCAATTAATAAAGCACTCAAAAAATATACATGAGTTCATTATAAATGACTCAGATGAGGTAAAGATAGCCATGCTATCAGACATCCATTGGGACAACCCAAAGTGTGATTGGGACCTATTAAAGGCCCATATGGACTACTTCAAAAAGCACAGTATTCCTGTTATGATAAACGGGGATTTCTTCTGTCTCATGCAGGGACGCGGAGATAACCGCAGAAATAAGTCTGACATTCGTCCTGAGCACAATAACTTCAGATACCTTGACTCAATTGTTGAGACTGCTGTAGAGTGGTGGTCACCATATGCTGATATACTTACTGTTATTGGGTATGGCAACCATGAGACAGGTGTCATCAAGTGGCAGGAGACTGATATCCTACAGCGTTTTGTAGACCTTCTTAATTTGAAGACAGGCTCACAAGTTCATACCGGAGGATATGGCGGTTGGCTTATCATAAAGGCGGGTACTAGGGCGCTTACCACTACAAAGATTAAGTACTTCCATGGAAGTGGCGGCGGTGGTGTAGTAACCAAGGGGGCGCTCAATCTCACTAGAGCGCTTGAGATGTATGAGGACTTTGATATATTTACAATGGGTCACATCCATGAGAACGCCTCGCGTAATGATGTTCGTGATTCTATTTTGCATCATCCAAACTATGGCTACTATATGAAGCATCGTCAGATTCACATGATGCTTACAGGTACGTATAAGGAAGAGTATGAGGATGGGCATCATGGTTGGCACGTTGAGCGTGGAGCTCCTCCAAAACCAATTGGTGGTCGTATATTGACAATAAAAAATGTGCGAATAATAAAAGATGGTAAAGATAGAACTGAGAAGGTAATTGACTCAAGTAAAATAGTAATCTAATAAATTGTATCTTTGTAAAAATTAAATCAAATGAAAGTAGAAAAATTTTTAACGAAAGAAGAGTTGGAGAGAACGCAGTCAATGCATAATGACTTCAACAAATTAAAAATGCAGCTTGGCGATGTTGAGCTACAGAAGCAAGGAATCTTAAAGCAGGTTGATATGCTTAAGGGTTTTTTTGCAGAGCATGAAAAGGAACTAATGACTAAGTACGGAGAGGATGCTGTGATTAACATTCAAACCGGAGAAGTCACAAAAAAATAAAAGATGGGAAAGATTAGTGGATATGCAAATGATTCAACTCCTAATGTAGGAGATAAGCTTATTGGTACTGATGTAAATGATTTGAACGCAACAAAGAATTTTACTATCGGTCAGATTTTATCTCTCGGCGCATCTTCAGGTCTACTCGTTCCTTATACAGGGGCGACAGGAGCTGTTAATTTAGGTTCGTATGGCATTACCGCTAATTCTTTTACCAAGGCAGGAGGAACATCATCTCAATTCTTAAAGGCTGACGGCTCAGTAGATTCAACAGCATACCTTACCTCATCATCATTATCAGGTCTTGTTCCATATACAGGAGCAACAGGAGCTGTTAATTTGGGAGCTAATAGTATCACTGCTAACTCTTTTATCAAAGTAGGTGGCACATCTAATCAGTTCTTAAAAGCTGACGGTTCAATAGATTCAACTCCGTATGCTTCAGCGGCATCAGTTCAAGCAATAACACCTTACTACGGAAGCTTCTTTGACACAACTCAGCAGACTGCGGTAGCCGCAAATACTGCTTATCCTGTTAAATTAAACTCTACGGATAATGTTGCTACCAATGGTGTCTCAGTAATTGTAGACGGTCTAGGTAATAAGACAATCGTAAAAGTAGGTAACTCAGGCATATACAACATTGCATTCTCTGCTCAGTTGAGAAGGGGTTCGGGTGGTTCTGCTGAGACAGTAAATTTTTGGTTAAGAAAGAATGGTGTAGATGTTGCATCAACCAACACATCTGTATCAGTTCAAGCAAATGCAGGCCTATTGGTTGCAGCTTGGAATTTCTTCATTGCATTGGATGCATCACAAGAGGTTCAATTAATGTGGGCAACTAGTACAACTGCTATTGATATGCCTTATGCAGCTGCAACAGGCTTACATCCTGCCACCCCATCTGTAATTCTTACCATAAACAAAGTTGGTTAATGTATATCAGGAAGATATCGGTTGGACCTGACTACAAGGGTGGCGCAATGCACTACATCGTAGGTCAAAAAGTCTTGAATGATACCCAAGAAATTCATCTTATTAAGTATGATGATGACAGGCAATCAATCAAAATTTACATTGAAAACGAAAAGCATGAGGTTGTCCTTTGGAAAGAGTTTAACAATACCGTTCCTGTCGCAATCGAATATAATGTAAATATCTAATGCAATCTCCATTTTACTTTATAGTAAAGCCAAGGGAGGGGAAAAGATACAACAACACAAAAGAAATAGGAGGGATTGATTTTATCATCAATACTTCTGAAGAAGACTTTAGGTTCTCAAATAGAGAGGCTGATGTTGTTGAGCTACCCATTGGCTATAAAGGACCAATTAAAGTTGGCCACAAACTCCTCGTTCACCATAACGTATTCAAGTTCTATAATGACATGAAGGGGCGCCGCAAGAGTGGCAAGAGCTTCTTCAAGGAAGACCTATTCTTTATTGACGATGAGCAGTTCTTTATGTTCCACAATGGTACAGAGTGGCAGGCTTATGACAGGTACTGCTTTGTAAAGCCAATAAAGCCTGAGGAGTCATTTATCTATAAGCCAATTGAGGAGGAGCCGCTGATGGGCATAATGGTGTACCCTAATGAGTACTTAATATCAAAGGGCATTAAGGCCGGAGACAAGGTATGCTTTAAGCCTGACAGTGAGTATGAGTTTATTGTGGATGAAGAGAAGCTATACAGGATGTATGACCATCAAATAACAATTAAGCTATGAGCCCAAGAGAACTAAGACTTAAAATTGTTGATGCCGGATATAAGGCAGTTGAGCAATTAATTAAAGTTGCTAAAGAAGATATCATCAAGCATGACCCTGAGGATGAGATAGCTGCAGACAGATTAAAGAATGCAGCTGCTACAAAGAGATTAGCTATATTTGATGCATTCGACATTCTAAATAGAATAGAGGCAGAAAAGACGAACCTACAAGAAGCTACAAATGACTCATCAAAAATCGACAGCAAGCAAGGTTGGGCTGAGCGAAGAGCTAAATAGCCTTTGTAAGGTTATAGTTGGCCACGTACCTGACAAGGTTCTATCTACAAAGAATAGGAACCATAGTTGGGTGTATGGGTATGACCCTGAGCATGACTTTGTAATCATATCAAAGACAGGTCAGATTGGTGAAGTTGTTGAGATATCAGGACTTAAGATAGCACTTCCCTTACCACCGAAAGAGTGTCCTCAAAGACACTCCAAGGCATCTGAGCAATATTGGCAGAGAGAAGATTTACCACCTCAGCTAGGACGCATTCAGTCTATCTTCCAATGGCATGAGATGCCGAAGGAATTTAAGGCTAGATATGTTGACTATATCGAGGAGGAGTTTGATAGAAGGGAGAATGGATTTTGGTTCATGAATAATGGTAAGCCAACTTACATCACAGGCTCTCACTATATGTACCTTCAGTGGTCTAAGATTGATATTGGATACCCTGACTTCCGTGAGGCAAATAGGATTCTTTATATATATTGGGAGGGATGTCGGGCAGATAATCGCTCATTTGGAATGGTGTATTTAAAGATACGCCGCTCCGGATTCTCATTTATGTCATCATCAGAGTGCGTCAATATAGGAAGTCTTGCTAAAGATGCAAGGGTTGGCATCCTGTCAAAGACGGGTGCCGATGCCAAGAAGATGTTTACAGACAAGGTTGTGCCCATCAATAGTAACCTTCCTTTCTTCTTCAAGCCTGTTATGGACGGTATGGATAAGCCAAAGACTGAGCTTGCGTACCGGGTACCTGCAGCTAAGATTACTAAGAAGAATATGCATGATGTTGACGGTAACGATGTTGAAGGTCTCGATACAACAATAGATTGGAAGAACACTGAAGACAACTCATACGATGGTGAGAAGCTACTTATGTTGGCACATGATGAGAGCGGTAAGTGGATAAAGCCTAACAACATCCTGAACAATTGGCGTGTAACAAAGACATGTTTGCGTTTAGGTAGCAAGATTATTGGGAAATGTATGATGGGCTCAACATCAAATGCACTTTCCAAGGGTGGTCAGAACTTTAAGAACTTATATGAAGATTCTAGAATTTCTACTAGGAATGCTAATGGTCAGACCAAGTCAGGGTTATATAGCCTATTCATTCCTATGGAGTGGAATATGGAGGGTTTTATTGACCTATATGGAATGCCTGTACTACGTAAGCCTTCTCAGCCTGTAAGAGGCATTGATGGGAATTGGATAATGAATGGTGCAATTGACTATTGGGAGGCTGAAGTTGACTCTCTTAAGAATGACCCTGATGCCCTCAATGAATATTACCGTCAGTTCCCTCGCTCAGAGTCACATGCGTTCCGTGATGAGAGTAAGGCAGCCTTATTTAACCTTACCAAGATATATCAGCAGATTGACTACAATGATACGTTAATCAGGGAGCATCACCTTACAAGAGGTTCGTTTAGTTGGAAGGATGGTATTAAAGACACTCAGGTTATATTCACCCCTGACACTAGGGGAAGGTTCTTGGTTGGTTGGACACCTAATAAGGGGCTTCAGAATAACATATATGATAAGAATGGCATTAGGTACCCCGGCAATGAACATATAGGTGCGTTTGGATGTGACTCCTATGATATCTCAGGTGTTGTTGTAGGTCGTGGCTCTAATGGAGCGCTACACGGTCTAACAAAATTCCATATGGATGATGCACCTATAAATCAGTTCTTCTTAGAGTATATTGCACGTCCTCAGACCGCAGAGATATTCTTTGAGGAGGTCTTGATGGCGTGTGTATTCTATGGCATGCCAATCTTAATTGAGAACAACAAGCCTCGTTTGCTTTATCATTTTAAGAATAGGGGCTACCGTGGGTTCTGTATAAATAGGCCTGACAAGACATACAATAAACTATCAAAGACAGAGCGTGAACTAGGTGGTATACCAAACTCATCTGAGGACGTCAAGCAGGCGCATGCTGCTGCAGTTGAATCATATATTGAAAAACACGTTGGATTAGTAAATGAAGATGAAATGGGGTATATGCCGTTTACAAGGACTCTTGAGGATTGGGCAAAGTTTGATATCAGTGATAGGACAATGTATGATGCCACAATTAGCTCCGGATTGGCTATTATGGCTTGTCAGAAGCACTTATATCAGCCTGAGAGAAAAGAGTCAAAAATAAGCATTAAATTTGCTACATATAATAATAAAGGAAATATTAGCTCCTTGAATACATGAAAGAAGTAATAGTAAACATATCATCTACATCATTCCCGAGTCAATTCGCAACTGATGCAGAGAAGGCAACTCTTGAGTTTGGTCTCCAAGTTGGACAGGCCATACAGTATGAGTGGTTCCGAAAGGACGGAAATCAATGCAGATACTATAGTCAATGGAGAGACTTTCATAGGCTAAGATTATATGCTCGAGGAGAGCAGCCAATACAGAAGTATAAAGAAGAACTTGCAATTGACGGTGACCTTTCATATATGAACTTGGATTGGACACCTGTTCCTATTATCCCTAAGTTTGTTGATATCGTTGTTAATGGTATGTCTGACCGCCTGTTTAAGGTAAAGGCATACTCTCAGGATGCAATGTCTCAGGCCAAGCGCAGCAAGTATCAGGATATGATTGAGGGTCAGATGGTAGCAAAAGACCTACTGACTAATATCCAAGAGAATACAGGTGTTGACCCATTTGTTATGAATCCTGATGAGCTTCCCGCAACAGACGAGGAATTATCTCTATACATGCAGCTTAATTATAAGCCTGCTATTGAGATTGCAGAGGAAGAAGCAATTAATACTATCCTTGAGGAGAACCACTATGACTATGTTCGCAAGCAGTGTGAGTATGACCTAACTACAGTGGGTATTGCTGTTGAAAAGCATGAGTTCCTTCCGGGAGCGGGAGTTCAGATATCTTATGTAGACCCTGCAAATATTGTATATAGCTATACCGAAGACCCTTACTTCCGTGATTGTTTCTATTGGGGTGAGATTAAGACACTTCCAATTACAGAGCTCTTAAAGATTGACCAATCTCTCACGCGCGAAGACCTTGAGAAGATTTCAAAATATAGCCAAAGTTGGTATGACTACTACAATGTAGCTCAGTTTTATGAGAATAATATTTTTTACCGTGATACGTGCACTCTTCTTTACTTTAACTATAAGACTACTAAAAAAATTGTATACAAAAGGAAAGTCCTTGACAATGGTGGTGTTAGAATGATTGAGAAAGACGATAACTTCAATCCACCTGTTGAGATGATGGAGGAGGGACGTTTTGAGAAGGTAGAGAAAACTATTGATGTTTGGTATGAGGGAGTAATGGTAATGGGTACCAATATCTTGCTCAAGTGGCAGTTGTCTGAGAACATGGTTAGACCAAAGTCAGCTACTCAGCATGCATTGCCAAACTATGTGGCTGTTGCACCTCGTATGTATAAAGGTGTGATTGAGTCATTGGTACGAAGAATGATACCATTTGCTGACTTGATTCAGCTAACACACTTGAAGCTACAGCAGGTTATCTCACGCGTTGTACCTGATGGTGTATTTATTGACGCCGATGGTCTCAATGAGGTTGACCTTGGTACAGGAGCTGCTTACAATCCTGAGGATGCACTCCGACTATACTTCCAAACGGGTAGTGTAATTGGTCGTAGCTACACCCAAGATGGTGAGTTCAATAATGCTCGCGTTCCAATCCAAGAATTAAACAGCAACTCAGGCGCATCAAAAGCGCAGATGTTGATTTACAACTATAACCACTACCTTGACATGATTCGTGCGGTAACAGGACTTAATGAGGCCCGTGATGGCTCTGACCCTGACCCGCGTGCATTGATTGGTGTTCAGAAGCTTGCAGCACTTAACTCAAATACAGCTACCCGTCACATCCTTGATGGAAGTCTGTATATGTTTAAGACCATGGCTGAGGCGCTTACATATAGGATTGCAGATATCTTAGAGTATGCTGACTTTAGAGATGACTTTGCCAATAAGATTGGTAAGTACAACGTATCTATTTTAAATGAAATCAAAGACCTATATGTATACGATTTTGGAATTTTTATTGATATATCTCCCGATGAAGAGCAGAAAGCTCAGCTTGAGCAGAATATTCAAATTGCTCTATCTAAAGGTGACATTAACCTTGAGGATGCGATTGACATCCGCGAGATTAAGAATATCAAGTTGGCTAACCAACTTCTCAAAGTAAAACGAGTCAAGAAGCAGGAGCAAGAGCAGAAGAATGCTATTCAGATGCAGGCAATGCAGGCTCAGAGTAACATGCAGTCACAGCAGATGGCGGCTCAGGCAGCTATGCAGAAGATTCAGGCTGAGACTCAGTCTAAGATGCAAATTAAGCAGGCTGAGGTTGCGTTTGAGATTGAGAAGATGAAGAATGAGGCCGTACTTAAGCAGCAGTTAATGCAGGCTGAGTTTGAGATGCAGATGCAACTAAAAGGTGTTGAAGTTGAGTCATTAGCAGGAAGAGAGAAAGATAAAGAGGAAGCCAAGGCAAAGCGAATTAGTCAACAAAACTC